GTGTAGCGGCTGAGGACTTGCCGACCAGCGAATATACAGCGATGAAGCAAGACACCAAAAAATGTATATTTTATTCGGTTGTCGAGTTGCAAGGTAGTACCGATGCGGGACGCGTTATTAACTCGCGCTCACATTCATCATTCGGTGAGTTCATGGATGACGTGGTTAACCTTGCTGCGTTTAGCAATACACTCAACGTTACACTATTCAACATCATCGCAAACCAAACGACTAAACTTGGTCAGGATCCGGTTGGCCAATCATTACTAATTGGTGGCTCCAAGGACGTCGGCGAACAGTACATTGCGAACGATTACTTAGGTCCGCGTAATTATACCGACCCCGATGACGGCGTTGATAAGTTTACTGAGGGTTACGAGATATTGACCCAACCTGAAGATATCCTTGATTTGTCAGATGCAGACCGGGCCGCTCGTAAATCAGCACCTTTGAGAATTCGTATATTCCAAAAGGGTGCTATCCACATTGTTGACGTTAACGTTGACGTCTTTTAATTAGGAGTTAACCACAATGTCAGTTAATAATTTCAGCACTGATTTATTTGTTTGTACGGTCAATGGTCGTGTTATCAGTGATTGGGGCTTAACCGCTACGCCATTTACTGATGACCCCATTGATCCGAAAGGCCTTTTACTTCGTGGTCAAGGGGGTAACGCTGTACGATTAGACCGTACCAATCCGGGGCGAACAGTCAACATGTTCCTTAACCCTGGTGGTGCGGATTCCGCGTACATGCAAGGGTTGTTTAACTCAAATGCCAATATCAGTTTGAGCGCTCAACAGATTGGGACGTTAGAGGCTGCAATTGGTGTTGAGGGCGTGATTACAAACGATGCATCGAACGGCCGAGGTGGTACTACCGTTACTGATGATCAATATGTTATTGAATTTAATACATGGACAGCCACAAAGGGCGGTGAATAATGTCTAGTATCGGGCAAGTAAAAATAGACAACATCACATATCAAGTGACGCAAGCGTCAGCGGTTAACCAAAAGAAATTATTAACGCTTGTTGGTGCGCGAATCGCCTTTAACAGTGCGGCGGGTAAGGTTGAGAAAATTGACGATAAGCTAGTGTATGGTTATTTGCTTTCCGCTGGTGAAGATATCGTTGACCAAATTGCTGACATCGTATTATGGAAATGTGGGAAACTTGGTGAAAAAGATAACTTAATCACTGTGGATAGTTTTCAGAACGATATTCACAATTATTTCATGCTTATAGCTAAAGCCGTAGGGGTGAATCTTAACGATTTTTTTACCTACTTGGACAGAGAAAACGCAGAAACACGAGCGAAGGTTTAAAAAATCCGTCGCCTATCGATTGGTTTTTCATGCAACCGTGTGTTGGTGTGGAGGGGGTTTGTCCTCCCCTCTGTAAATGGTCAGACTTAACAGATGGCACGTATACTATTGCCGATGTTGAGCGATTTAATATCACCATATTAGAATTAGTTAACGCAAGGGCTGGATAGTATGCCAAACGTATTAAGTAGTTTCTTGGTTGGTATCGGGTTTGACCTCGACAAAAAATCGATGAAGCAAACCGAAGGTGCTATCGATGGTATCAAGAAACGAAGTCTTCAACTAGGTGCAGTCGTTGCGGGTGCGTTTGGTATCAAATCATTAACAACTGATTTCGCCCAAACTAATGATATGCTCGGTAAATTTTCCGACATTGTTGGTACAAGTGCCAGCGATTTGAACGCGTTAGGTGTTGCCGCTAAGTTTGAGGGCGGAACGCTTCAATCAGCATTAGGGTTAATTAACAGTATAGCGGATGCTCGCGCCGGATTGCTTGTTGGCGATGCCGCCATTATTGGGGCGCTTGATCTTGCGGGAATTGATGCCGACGCTATAACCACTACCGCCAGTAACATGGAAGCCTTATTCCAGATCGCTGATGATTTCGCCAATAGCAATACCCTACAACGTATCAACATGGCTCAAGCGTTGGGTATAGACCCACAGTTAATTAGTTTGTTATCACAAGGTAGTGAGCAGTTAAAAGTAATATTGGCCGATGTTAAAGCCATCAATGATGTTAACCCGTTGGACGCAGAACAGGCGGCACAATGGAACGATGCAGTATTGCAATTCTCGGAAAACCTTCGTGGTATTCGTACCGACATTAGCCGCGAGATTCTACCATTGGGAACCGAAATGATTGAGAGTATTAACAAAGCTCTCGAAGATAACGGTCAATCGATTAGAGATAAAATATCAAACCTGTTCGAAAACCCCTTCGAAAATATAGGTCAAGGTGTATCACTTGTATCACCTGGGGGTGTTGTCACTCAGGGGTTAATAACAGCGGGTGAAGCATTTACCAAAACGTTTGATCCTGCTATTAGTGAGACATCGTTTTTACAGGGGGTTCTAGGCACTCGTGGTCCCGTTATACCTCCATCAATATCAAACGTCACCACCACTACAAGCGAGTTGCCAGCGGCGGTTAATGGTGCCACAGGTCAGCAAAAAGTATCGGTTGATGTAATGGTGAGAAGTGACACCGCTATGTTTAAAGCCGAAGTGGTAAAGATAAGCGAGCAAGCGAACCAACAAGCTATAGATGACTTAGCAACATCTACAGGGGGTTAAATGTCAGTCGTAACGCTATTTACTAAAACATCCCCGACCATTGGTGGTGTTGAGTTTGACGCAGTATTAGAGGACACGTTACAAGCGAGCGTGCAGATAACCACATACCCCATTGAAGCGGGGGCCAATGCGGCTGACCATAGAATCATCCAACCGTTTAAATGGTCGCTAGTTGGTGCGGTATCTAATAACCCGTTACGCGTCACTGCAACTGATTTTACGGGTGTGTTAAGTAACTTTGTAACGGGTGGATTGGCGGCGACCGCTGCCGGGTTATCTGTGGGTTTTCTATCAGGTAGTGACGGGACTCGTGCCGGTTCTGCGATGGAATTTCTCATCGCTTTAATGAGCAGTAACGAAACGTTTGCAATCGATGCCGGTGATATTACTTTGTCAAATATGGCCATTGTGAACATCATCCGCACTAAAGATCCATCCAACGAACACGGGTTAATATTTGAGGCGCAATTAGAAGAGTTACCCACACTTGATACGTTACTAACGTTAAGTGACCCAAAACAATCACAACTACGTGAAGGTGATCCAGCACAGAACCAAGCCGCCGAACAGATTGACAAAGGTGAACAAGGATTAGGCGCACCGACAACGGCGAATAACTCAGCGGTTAGTGGGGTGTTATTTTGAGTAACTTTGTAATCCCGTTAGAAGGTGGGGCGGTTAATGCTCACCAAGAATTCTCTGTTCAACTTGGTGATAACCTCGTTCAGTTTCAATTGAATTTCTTACAAACTGGGCAATGGTCATGCAATCTAAGCATCGAAGGTGTGGTTATTGTTGCCGGTGCTATGCTGGAACCCAACGCTGACATTATCGCCGTTAACCAGTTAACAATTGGTCAATTAGTTTTTATTGGTGCTGACACTACACTTGATAACCTTGGCATTGACAACACGTTATTATGGGTTGAACCGTGAGCCGTTTTTTTGGTCGACAGTTTGAAGTTTTAATCAATGATGACATATTCATCGAAGCGACGACAGGTCGACAGTTTCGAATTGTGTTCGAAGTGTTAGTTGATTTTAATGGTTCCCATTCGTACGCGGATATAGCTATTTATAACTTAAGTAAAACGACCGAATCGAAAGCGTTTACTAAAGGTTCGATTATTGGTTTACGTGCAGGTTATGATGATGCGATTGATTTTATTTTTAAAGGTGAAATTCGTAACACATTTAAGGAACGCGACGGGCCGGATACCATCACTCGAATCATTGCACATGGTGGATCGGAAGCTACTAAGAGTGTAAACAAATCGTTAGGTAAAGGTGTCAAGGTTACCGCGTTGATTCGTGAATGTGCGACCGCTCTTGGATTCCCCATTGTAATGAACGACGACGATTTCGCTAACGAATCGGTATATTCCCGCGGGTATTCGTTGAACGGTGACCCTGCTAAGATTCTTGACAAGCTGGCAAATACCCACGGCTTTAGTTATACGATTGAGAACCGACGTATTGTTGTCGTGGGTAAAAACTCGTTTCGATCTGGCACACCCTATGTCATTTCCCAAGCTAACGGAATGGAAGGTATACCGGAAATTACCGAAGTGGGCGTTGATGCCAATGTGAGGCTCACCCCTAAAATTCGCATCGGCGGTCAAATAGATGTTCAGAGCGAATTGTCAACGTTTAATTTCAGCAACCTATATTTCCAAAATATCCCCGCGAATGCTGGTTCAGGTATCTATAACGTTCAACGGTTAAAATATTCCGGGGATAGTTGGGGTGATACATGGACAACCAGCGTCACCGGCTTTCGACCTTTCACGGGGTGAACCTTGTGTCAATATAGGCTATGATTGACACATGAGCAATAAGGCCACACTGACAGAATTAATACAGCGATCCTTTATCGAAATGATGAAGGACGTAGGTACATCTATACCCGGTAATATTCTCGCGTATGATCCGGATACACAACTCGCACAGCTTCAAATTGGAATCCAGCGAGTTGACGTTAATGGTGTTACGTTCACCCCTCCACCATTAATCGAATGTCCCGTGTACGTGTACGGGGGTGATTTTACGGTGGAAACTCAAATTGACCCTGGTACCGAGGGTATTATATTTTTCTCCCAACGGTGCATTGACGCGTGGAACGATACGGGAGGCGTGGCAAATATACCTATACTGCGATTCCATGACTTTAGTGACGCTTACTTTTTACCGGGTATGCGATCACAACCGAACGTTGTTTCAGGTCATGCCAACAATGGTATACGATTACGTAACAAAGCTGGCGACAAATACATTTGGTTAAAAAATGATGGTACAGCTGACATAACGGTCGACACCTTAAACATCAACGCTGATATTATCCACAACGGTAATACTACGCAAATAGGTGATGTGACGCTAACAGGTAACATCACGCAAACCGGTAACATGATACTAACGGGTAATATCACCCAAGAAGGCGTGTTCACGTTGACCGGCGCCATGACAGCCACAGGTGTGATTACAGCGCCTACATTGATAGGTACGGTTAACGTTATCTTTGGTGGTATTGCTGGGTTTGGACATGTACATATATCTGCTTCCCCTGGTAACCCTAGTGGTCCTGCCAAGAACCCTTAACGATGGTTGACACATTATGACAGTGAGACGTTTAGACCCGGTTACAGGCGACATTGTCAC